CAGGCCGAACGCGAGATCGTTCCCGGGCCCTCCGACAGCGGAGGACACGTCGTCACCGACGAGGACTTCCTCGCCATCGGTGAGTTCATGCGATCCCGCACCAGGCCCACCAGCGCATGGTCCGCCTCCATCCCTGGCCTCCGACCCCCGAGAGCCAGAGCTGGAGTGAAGGTCCAGTCCCGGCGCCGGCTGACCCAGCCGGCCACTTCGTTTCGCGTGGCCCATACGCGCGACGAAGCCGAGGTCATCGCAAGCGCGCAGGCCGAGGCGGCCCTCGCGGAGTCCGTCAGTTACGACGGGTTCCTCGCGGACCTAGAGGCCAACCGTGCTGCGGATGTCGAAGCTCGCCGCAAGCAGGATGCCAAAGTGGCGGCCACCGTGGTAGAGATGGACAAGATCCGAAAGTCCATCGCCGCCATGGCCGCTGCCCCGGCTCCCGCCCCCGCCAGCGACGATGTCCACCGTTCGACTGGCGGGCCGGCCCCGACGGTGACCTTTAGGGTCCCGAAAGGGGCTTGGAAGACCCGTCAACCGACGGTTGCCGGCTCCGCCGGCATTCCTGCCGCTGATCACCCCGCCCTCACTGCCGCTTACGTAGAGAATGCGGCCGACCATCCTATGGGCCAAGAGCCCGAGGAAACCAAGACCCCTTTCCGGGGCAATGAGTCAGCGTTGACTCGCGCCCAGACATCGCTCAACGCTAAGACTAGGGAGTACATTCAACTTTCCGGCCAGACTGCATCCACTCAAACACCCGTCCTCGCAGATAGCGGGCTCAACATAGCAGTGCAGCTTGGCCTTCGTTTCTCCCACACCGCCTCGGTAGAGATCCGTGGCGTCAAAGTGCCCATGATCCCGACCAACAACGGTAAACCCGTTCAGGTCACCTTCCACGCGCAAATCGGTCACTCCTTTCATGTGGACCTCCCAAGCGGCGAAACTCAGCTGCTGGACGCACGTTTCGATGGTGACTCCTTCGGCAACCGCGTGGCTCACGTCACTTTGCCTCAAGTCCCCTATGGCACCGTGGCCTACGTACGCTCGGATCGCGGTGAAATCGCTGCTTACACCAGCGGCATCCCGTCAACCGAGCGGCTGCCCCCTCAATTGGCGGCCATCGGCATGACGCCTGCACCGCCTAAAGTGTGCGCGCGTGGTGCTTGGGCCGACGTGGATAGCATTGGCGGCTCTTACCGCCCGGCCTCAGCCATCCCCACCAAACCCCCGGTCCCTGGCTCCCCAGCTTACCAGGTGACCATGCGCCCTTGGAACTCCGCTTTTGAGCTTCTCGCCGGCGAATCCAGCAACCCGAAAGTAGGCCTGCGCAGGCCGATGGAGCGCTTTGCGCTTTTCGTGGCCCCAAGGGGGCTTGTTGCTCAGCTCCTTGCTCATCCCTCCCTTACCCTCCACCTCCCGGCCCCGTCGGTCTACTATGTCGTAGTCGGCGATGCCATTTCCAGCTTTGCTGAGGCTAACGCTGACGCCATAGTCTTCGGCCGCGACACGGGCGCAAACGCTACAGTCATGATCGCGGCCCACGATATCCTCCTCGGCCTCAAGGGCGGGATGCAGAGAGTCCCCGACTACGCTAGGATCCATGGCGTACCTGCCGCCGACGCGGTCGATGAAGCCGAGGCCGTTAACGACGGCGAGGATGCTCCTGTCGGCGTCCGAATGCATCAGCCCAAGCGTCGCCAGCGTGAGGTCGCCCCAGCCCATTGGCTGCGTCAGCGCCCCGAAGAGAAGACCGCCCAGTTCAAATGCGCCTTTGGCCCCCAATGTCGCGACTTCCACCTTACGAACACCTGCGCTTATGCCCACGAACCCGGTGAGCCCAACGGTTTTCTCGACAAAGAGATCGCCGACAACAGCCCTGCCGAGATTCGAAAGCGCGAGCTAGCGCTAGCGGCCGCCGACCAAGAGGCCAAACTCCAGGACGTCCGAAAGGCCGTCCAGGAGAACCATGCCATGGCCGAGGCCGTCATCGGTGCCCTTCGTGCCCCTCCCGAGCTCAAGCTCCGCGTTCCCCGTTTCGCGGCCGGCCCTCCGGCCCTTGACCCCAGTGTCCTGTACACTAACGTCGAAGTCGTCCCGTCTGGCTTCTTCATTGCCCCACACATCGTGTATCGCGTATCGATGTTGATCGCTTCCTATTGGGAGATGGCGCTCAAGCCTCTTGGCAAGCGCGTCGTGGCAGTCACGACTTTCCCGCTGCATATCAGTGGGATCCCCTGTGCCATGGCCCTGCCCCCGCCTTCTCACGACGTTGAAGTTGTCTACGTCTTCCCGGCCGAGATTTCTCCCGGAATGACTATCGTGACCGCGACGCCTGATGGCACCGGCAAGATCCTCGGGATAGACACCGTGTCTCGCAACGGCGTTAGATTCCTGCCCGTTGGCGGGACGGAGTATCCTCTGCTCGGCGCTGATCCCGACCACGATTCGATCCCCGGCATGGGCGGCATTCAGCTGGTCCCCGCTTCCACACACGCTCGTGTGGCCAACGAGACCCTTTCCGCCCCTGCCAAAACCACCATGCAGCTGGCAGCCGATGACATGGCCAACTCCTACTACCTTGCCGGCATCTCTTTTGAGGCCGCGCGCGCCAATCTCACAGCGTCGGTAAAAACCATGATTCGATCCCAGTGCCCAAACATGGCGGCTTCTCAAGCCACGCATCTGGCCTCCAACATAGTTGAGCCGATCCACAAGAGGATGGAAGCTAACAGGGTGGCTCGCCGCGCCAATTCTTGGTGGGTCAATTTGGACCCCCTCATGGTCTGCCTCAGCGTCCTCGCCCTTGCCACCCTCCTGTCCGTTTTCTTCGGCGTCTATAGCGCAACTCGCAACACCACTACCTTTGTTGAGCGTGTTCTCGCTGCCGCGGTCGGCGGCGCTAGCGACCTTAGCCGCTCCGCCACGGCCGCCACGTCTCAAGCTGCCGCCCACACCGCCGTTCTGGCCACCACAACCTCCGGGTTCTTGTCCCACTTGACATCTGGTGGAGTTTCGGCGGTCGGGGGCGTCTTCCAGAGTGTGGTAAACCGCATTTACTACGAGGACCCTTGGGCCCTGCCTTACGCAGAGCTCTCGGCCCTCTGGGTTTCAGTTGCGTGTCTCGCCACCATCATCGAAGACGCCACGCGGTTTAAGTGGCCCTCTCTTTCTCTCGCTCTCTTCGCTTTTGAAGTCTTCCTGTCCCCTTACAATTACGCCGTCACTGCGTACCGCGCCGCCGTACATTTTGGCTCTTTCTGGACTCTTACACTTATGTGTCCGGTCCTCTTTTATGCTGTGACAAGTAGCGCCGGTTACATGGCCCGCCAGCCCGCGTACATCAGGGCTGCCAGCTTCGTGCGCGATTACGGAGTTTATGCGTCATACGGTCTGTACATCGTTACCTGCGCAGTTCATCTGCACATCAATACGCAGTTGCCTTTCTCCGCCCGTGCCTCATTCCCCCCTTTCGTGCTCTTGGCTCTCTTGAAGCCAGCCATGATGGCCTACTGGGGGGCTGTTTCCCGGCCTCAGCGGTACGGCGACATACGTGCCCCCGAACACAACCTCGGCAACGTCATTGTCAAATGGACCGGGGAAAAGAAGAACCAGGTGATCAAACTCGGTTCAGTTGAGTTCGTTCCTTTTGATGGTTTGCCCGTGACCAGGTTCGCCCAATGCTCGCACAATTGCGTGTCCGCTTTCCAGCGCAGGTGTCAGCCCGACGATTACCCGACTGACGACAAGACTGAGGTTCGCTCACGATTCTCCGACAAACTTCGTTGCATATTGGAGGACTATGAGATCACCCCAGTCCTCGACTGCGACTTTGATGCCGTCGGTCATCGCTTAACTCCGCACGAGCGCGTCTCCAAGGTGCCAGGTTGGCTAGGACTTGAAAGCCCCTCCGACCCGAGGCCTCTGTCCAACTACTCTGTCTTCGCAAAAATTGAGCTGACTAGACTCATCGAGACAGCGAAGCCTCGCCTCATTTTCTCTTGCGATCCGTCCATCGCTATAGAGATGTCCGGGCGGGTTGAGCTGCTCTCCGTTCAAGTTCAACGGGCCTTTAATCGGCCCCCGTTCTATTACGCCAAATCACCGGAAGAGTTCACCCAGTGCATCACCCGGGGTCTGGAGTACCTGTCCGGGGCCGGCGATGGCATTGTGGACCGGAGTTCGGCGCTCGAGGCGTCGACGACGTTCGTGTTCACCACCCCGAACACGCAGCGCCAGCCCACACCGTTGTCCTTCGCCGCCACTCCCCCCCGGTTCATTCCTGACGGGGGGGCCGCTCCAACAACTCGACGTGGCGTCCCCGGTCGGTGGTTCGTGATTGCCGGAGGCGATGATTCCCTAGCTTTTTACGTCAACGTCTACGGCGACGTGGTCTGCACTGAGGCCGACGGTGTGTCCTTCGACTCTCGTCACCCGACCGCAGTGTGGGCCTGGTTCGCTAAACGCTACACGCCCTGCGAGCTCACCAAGCGCATGCACGCCGACAAGTACTACGGTTTCGCGAGCGGCCTCAAGCTCAAGATGCTGGCAGGCATGCCTCCTGGCAACCCATGGACAAGCGTCTTCAACACCATCGTCGTTTTCATGATTTACCGCCATTGCGCATTCATCTCTACCCAGTTTAACCTTCATGAGCCCTTTTCTTGCCTGGCCCATGCGGCCCGAGACTTCAATCACACGTTCGAAGTCAAGCAGTCGCGCGATTTCAGTGAGTGTACTTACTTCAGCGCGTACGTCGTCCCGGTGCAGTACCAGTGGGGCCCTGACCTTTACGAGACCTTCACCCTGGCCCCGCTTCCCATGCGCCAGGTCATGAAACTCACTACAGCGACGGGCTCCGATCTGACCATGTCAGTGGCCTATGTTGTGGCTAAGCAGGTGGGCTGTTTACAGCAGCTCCACACCTGGCTCGCCGCAACTATGCCGCAAGGGGCCAACGCGGTAGCTCGAGTGATCGCTCAGTACCCCCGGATCTCGTCTACTCCGACTCGGCCCGCCTTCGGGCATGGCACCTACGACCTGACCTCAGTCCACAAGTTCACCCCCCGTCATGCACCGCGGTTTGACGTCTATAACGACTTCAACCCCATTCCCCTCACGATTAACGCCCCGGACCACCGCATCGTCCACATGGAGGGAG